ACGCCCGCAGGCGGCAGCTACACAGCCTCGGCCCCCGGCGAATCCCCGGCAGTGCGGACGGGAACGTTGCGCAGAAGCTGGCGGCCCGTGCAGTACGGCGCGAACCACCAAAATCCCGCCATTGAATCCAACGTCCCCTACGCATGGCTCGATAAAGGCTCTCCCAAGGGAATGATCAAACCGCGCCCCTACGCACAAAAGATCATCGACATGGCGAAGCCGAAGGTGGAAGCCATTTACGCCGCGCCCTTCAACATCGGCCCGAAGTAAAGAGGTGGGAGTATGGAGCTTTACGCCATGTTATACCAGCGGCTTACCGGCTGCGAAGACCTTGCTGCTCTGCTGGCGGAATACGACGGAAAGCCCGCTATCTTCTACCAGCGCCCGGCAACCGCGGACGATACCAAGTGGGGAAATTGGCAGTACCCGCGCATCGACTACAACGTTGACATGCAGGAAAACCCCGCCCGAAACACGAGCGGGGTTTTGAGTATCAACGTCTGGTGCGACACAGAACACGGGGCAGAGCCGGAGGACATCGAGTACATACTACGCGGCCTGTTCCACGCCGTTTTCGCGCAAGCCGACGACTACCCATACTCCTTTTCATGGGTACGCTCGGACGCCTTCGAGGTGCGGACGGAGAAAGACCAAGCCGCGCGCACCATCGGCGTGACGGTCGTGTTCGACATCATGGCCTACCCGAGCCAGATCACGTTATGCCCCGACCCTATCCGAGCCATGAACGACTGGACGAAGGCGATTCTGCCGCAAGCAACAGTCATCGGCCTCGACGACATCGACGGCTGGCTCGTCCCCACGCGCGAGAATCCGGCCATCTACTGGCGGCTTGCCGCACAAGGCGCGCAGCAGAAGCACTTCACGCACACATGGGTTGATATTGTTCTGGAAGGATACGTGTGCGCGCGGAGCGCGGCGGACAGGCTTTACAGCCTTACGCGCATCAACACGGCGGCGGCGCTTGCCGGGCATGTTCGAATGGAAGATGGCTCCCCACTGTTCATAACCAACTTCACATGCAAGCCGCATCTGAATCACTTGACGCAAGGCCAGATTCAGGCAAACGGGCGCTTCGGCATATTGCAGCCGTGGTACGGTGCGCAGCCAGAGCCGAAGCTCAACCGCATCAACATACCGCGCGAGATCGTTGACGGCAGCGTCGACGCTGCCGTGGTCGATGAATCCGCGCCCTATGTTTTCCCATACAAGCAACCGAAATCCACCAACAACACCGACCTGTGAAAGGAGTAATTCCATGTCGAAGGAAACGAAACCCGACGCCACTCAAGAAGCGGTCTTCGACGCCGGGGAAATCGCTGCAAACGCGCCAAGGCTTTTCGGCTACAGCGTTGACCTCGCGACGGCAGCGCTCAGCTTCAATCGCATTGAGCGCTGCTCACTCGAGCAAGCGAAGAAAGCAATCAAAGGATTTGCGGAAAGGAAGGTGGACTAAATGTCCGGAAGATATTCTAACGGCGAGACCATGCCCCGCCCCGGCGTATATTTTCGGGAAACCAAGGGCGGAAGCGACGAACTGACCGGAGCGCGGAATGGCATCGTCGCTGTCGCGTTCAAGGCGAATTGGGGGCCGCTCGGCGAGGTTGTAACGCTTGAATCTCCCAGCGAGATTTACGGAATCTTTGGCGATGATTCCGAATCTGGCAGCAACGTCGCCATTCTCGACAAGATTTTTCTCGGCGGCGCGAGCCAGATCAAAGCCGTCCGCGTCGGCTCTGGTGGCACGCTGGCGGCCCACGTCCTGAAAGACACCACCGGAACCCCCGTCAACGTCATCAACCTTACCGCCAAATACCCCGGGACGCGTCCGCTGAGCATCACGGTCAAAGACAGCCTCGCCGTTCCCACGCAGCGCGAGTGCATCATCTACGCCGGTACGAAGGAGCTGACGAAAGTCACCTTTGCGAAGGGCGCGGGTGAGGTCGATGCTTTGGTTGAGGCGATCAACAGCAACACCGCATCTATCGTTACTGCCGCGAAGGCTGCGGATGGCAATGGCACTCTGGCCGCCGTGACGCAGGTCGCATTTTCCACGGCAGGCGTCTCCCCGACCATTGCCGCGGCTGACTATGACGCCGCGTTCACCGTGCTTGAAAGTTCAAGCTGGAACGTGCTTTGCGTCGATACGAACGATACGGCTGTTCACGCGCTTGTCAGGTCGTTCATCAATCGAGCGAATGACAATGGCCTCATGGGAATCGCGGTCATCGGCGAACCCGTATCCGTTGCCTACTCGGCCCGAAAAACCAACTGCGCGGCCATGAACTCCATGAATATCGTTTACGCGCTCAACGGATTCAAGATCGGTGACGTTTCCTACGACGGCTTCAACGCGGCCGCGGTTCTTGCCGGATTGGTGGCTTACCTCCCCGCGAACGACAGCCCGACCCACAAGATCATCCCGAATGCGACCGAGATCATCGGGCCGCTTACCAATACCCAAATCGTCGAGTGCCTCGCTGCTGGCGCCATCGTGTTCACGGTTTCCGCCTCCGGCGCGGTCTGGATTGAGCAGGGCATCAACACCCTCACCGTACTCAGCGCCGATCAGGATGCCGGGTGGAAGAAAATTCGCAGGACGAAGACCCGCTTCGAGTTGATTACCCGCATTCTCGAAAACTCCGAGGGGATCATCGGCAACGTCGGGAACGACAGCAACGGCAGAGCAACCTTCGTTGCCATTGCCAACGGCGTCATCGGGCAGATGATCGCGGAGAATAAGCTGGTTTCCGGCGAGGTCACCGAGGACACCTCGAATCCCGCCAAGGGAGATAGTGCGTGGTTCATCATTTCGGTGCTCGACCTCGACAGCATCGAGAAGCTGTACATCACCTATAAGTTCCGCTTCTCCGACGACTAAACAGAAAGGAGTAAACCCGAATGAGCATCTTAAACAACGCCCCGGCGATTGATGTCCGCAAGGTCATGTCCGGAAAGGATGGCGCACTCTACGATGAGGAGGGCAACCTGCTTGTATCCGTAGAGAGCTACCAATCGCAGGTGGCAATCACGAATCAAACCTATCAGCCCCTTGGCTCCGCGCAGGAACGCAGCACGATGACCAGCTACCGCGTTACTTTGACGTTCACCGAGATCGTCGTGGAGGATGGCCAGTTCTTCCGCCTCATCGTCGAGGGCATGCGTACCGGTCGGATGCCTGTGCTGAATTTCAGAGGCATGGTGCGCAGCCCTTACGACAACTCCGAGGAACAGATGGTCTATAGGGATTGCGTCCCGGATGGAACCATCGACATTCAGAACATGCAGCCCGGTGAGCTCTACAAGAGGAGCTGGAGCTGGATCGTCAACCAGCCCCCGGAGCTGCAGAGCCTTTTGCAGAACGCCTAAGGTAGGCTTGTTTTGCAGCGGCAATAAACGAACCCTTACAATCCCCATAGGGAGGCCGTACAGCCTCCCTATGGGCGTTTAACTGCGTTTAACGAATACCAGAAAGGAGCATCACCATGAGCAAGGTCAGCACCAACGATTACGAGGACGACGCCCCCATCACGCAGGAGGAACTGCGAGCTGAGATCGCGATCAACGAGGATGAACTTCTCAAGGCCCTCACGGATGGAGACCACCTTTCCGACCACATTGAGACGATCGAGGTTGCGCTCGGAAAGGCGACGTTCAAGTTCCGCATCCGGCCCCTATCCGAAAAAGAGTGGGACAAGTGCAGAGAGCGGAACACCAAGTACAACAAGAACCGCCGTCTCGGTGGTATGCGCCTCCCGGAGAGCACCGACACAACCGGCTATCACAGCGATCTGATCTACACGGCCACGGTTGATGAAGACAAGGCCAAGCTGTGGGACAACAAGAAGCTCTGGGCAGCGGTCAATGCCGTAACCGGCAGGGACATGGTTGACAAACTCATCCCCTTTGCCGGGAAAAAGCAGGCCATCATTGAGCAAATCGAAAAGATTTCGGGCTATGACGAGGACGACGACTACAAAGAGACTGTAAAAAACTGATAATTGCTGGCGGCAGATCGCGGCTTTTGCACCACATTTTCCAGCGCACGGGAATCACGCCGGATGAGGTGATGTGCAAGCCGCGATTTGTCCGTACTTTTTTGCTTTGCAGCATGGAAGTACAGCTTGAGGCAGAGGCGGAGCAAGCCGCCGCCGCCCGAGAACGGCAAAGGCAGGCCCAAGCAGCCCGCGCATCAAGGAGGCGATGACCAGTGGAGCAGGTTTTCAGGATTGAGATTCCAGTTGAAGCCGTGGATAAGACCGATACTGCGGCACTGCATCAGCTGGAATCAACGCTCCAGAAGATCTTCACTGCCATGAAGCAAGGCAAAGTCGCCGCCAGCGACATGTTCGACGCGGTCGGGCGAGGTGCAGCGGAAGCCAAAGCCGCCATGAAACAGGTAGATGACGCGGCGGAGAAAACATCAGATAGCCTTGCCGAAACGGGAGACGCCGCTGCAAGCGCTGGCGATAAACAAGAGCAAGCGGCGAGCAGCGCGGAATCTGCCGCCCAAAAGCTGGACAGCGCCGTCAGCGAAGTTTCAGAAGCCTACGAGGAAACAGGGGCATCAGCGACGGAGGCCGGACGCAAGTCCGGCTCCGCTTTTAATCAGGCCACGAGCAGCGCGGACAAGTTCACGCAGCGCATTGAGAAGTCCGAAAAGACGTTGCGCAGCATGTTCAAGGAGAAACTGCAGCTCATTATATCGGCCATTGATAAAGCGTCTCCGGTGCTGAAAACCATTTGGGGTACGGCCAAGAGCCTTGCGGGAAAGGCTTGGAACGTAGCGGTGCGGATGAAGGATTTTGTGACCGCGCCTTTCCGCAAGCTCTACAACATGCTCACCAGCCCGATCACGCTCGCCCTTTCTGTCGCCGGAATAGGCATAAGCGCAGGCGAAGTTGTTTCTACGTTTAATGAGTTCGAGACCGGCATGTCCGCCGTGAAATCCCTCACAGGCGCAACGGACGAGGAGTTTGCCTTGCTTAAGCAAACCGCAAAGGAGCTTGGGGCGGAAACTACGTTCAGCGCGAGCGAGGCCAGTGAGGGCATGCAGTACCTTGCATCTGCCNNNNTCCGGTCTGCTCGATCTGGCTGCGGCGGGCGCTACCGACCTCGCAACGGCTTCTGACATCGTTGCAAACGTCATGAACGCGATGGGCATGGAGGCGAGCGAGGCCTCAAGGACTGCGGATGTCTTTGCTAAGACGGCGGCAGCAAGCAACGCATCGATCGAAGACCTTGGCGAGACGTTGAAATATGCCGCGCCCATTGCACACAGCTTTGGCATGAGCCTTGAGGAGGTTTCCGCACTTGCCGGACTTATGGCGAATGCGGGCATCAAGGGCAGTATGGCCGGTACGGCAATCCGCTCGTCTCTCATGTCGATGGCTACACCGACAGCGGAAGCCGAGAGCCTCATGAAGAAGCTCAAGCTCTCGTTCGTCAACGCGGACGGGAGCATGAAGGACATGAGTGTAATTGTCAGCGACTTACAGGAAAAGTTCGCAGGACTTACCGAGGCTCAGAAGCTGCAATACACGGAAACCCTGTTCGGAACCTACGCATCGTCCGCATGGCTGGGAGTCATAAACCAAGGCTCCGAAGCCTACGACA